GGGGCAACAACAATTCAGGCAAAGACACAAGGGACCCGGCGGAAACTGAATATTACGGCACCGCAGATCCGACGGTGTCAGGCAGATGTCTGACCGGCACAGGTCCTGCCACCTGGTATCATAACTTAGAGTCAGCCCTGGGCATTCACAACCTGGTTGGTAATGTTTACGAGTGGGAAGACTGCCGGATTGAGTCCGGTTTTATTCAACCAAAAGCATATCTTGATGGGGCGGTGTCTTCAGGGGCAACGTATATTGACTATGATGACAATGGCGGGGGAGATGGTGTTGATATTACACATTTGACACCAGGCACATACACCATAACAGATACAGTCAACGGCAACGAAGATGTGGTGGTGGAAAAAGTAATCATCACTGGTCGCTTTACCGGAAGGGTGATCTTGTCTTCTGCATTAAGTTCATCCCATGGTGACAATTGTATGATCCAACTGAAAACTGCCATTGATTTGTGTAATGGCGCTTCGGCTGGATGGGCCAACATTGGAAAGCTGCTGGAAGACGCTGACAGTAAACAGATGGCGCTGCCGGACTTTTCAGACACATCAACGCATTACGCAACTTATTTGGACAGTGCTTATAAATATGACAATAATGATTCACGTGCATTGATACGGTGCGGCTCCTTGTTCAATAGGTCCCGCGCGCGGTCCGGTTTGATTGTCGCTACGAACGCTACGCCGACGTACACGCTCACGTCTCTTTCTTTTTCTGTTGTGGGCGCACATGTAAAGGAAATTTCTGGCCATGGAAAATTTGATCGCTTATCAGAAAATGCTAAACTCAATAACCTGGTCATGGCAAAGCGGGGCATAAATGGCAAACGGATATCGCATAGAATACGGCCCGGTTGGTGGATCGACAAGCACACAAGATGTCGCTGATGATGTCTTCACCTATGACCAGTTAAACCTTGATCCCGGTACTGAATACCAGGCCAGGGTGAGGTATTTTGAAGATGATGTTTTCTCGGATTGGACTGATTGGGTAACTGTTCAGACACTATCCGGCATTGATACCAACCTAACAAATGTTACAATAACTGGTAATAGTACTATCGTATTGCAGGGAACTACAGTTGATTGTACAACTGGACAGTTGGTTATATCTGGTTTTGCCCCAACTGTTAATGTGGCTATCATAACAGAGATTGATTGTACGCTTGGACAGGTAACAAGTACTTCGATAGCTGCAACTGTTAGTGTTGGTACAAGTGTTGCAGTGACAACTGGTAGTGTGACACTAACGGGCTTTGATCCAACTGTAGATATTACAGCAACTATAAATATTGATTGTGCGCTTGGACAGGTTAGTGTGACTGGACTCTCTACTGCTTTGTCTGTAGGCACTACAGTTGCTTGCTCTGTTGGAGTTGTTACAATAGCTGGGGCTAATCCAGTTGTAGCACAGCTAACTACTGTTGATTGTACAGCTGGTAGTATTACAACGCAGGGATTTGATCCAACTATTGTTATTGGTAGTACAGTACTATGTACCAATCAGGCTATTGTGGTGACTGGGTACTCTGTTACGCTGTCTGCAGGGGTACTTGTTGAGTGCTCAGCTGGAACAATCACAGTTAGTGGTAATAACTGCTCAGTTGTTCTTGCCTCTGATGTGGATGCTACTACTGGGACTGTGACAGTCACAGCCTATGATCCATCAATTACGGCAGTATTCCTAATCAATGTGGATACTGGATCCATTGAGCTTGTTGGCCAGAATTGTGCTGTTGTAACTTTGCAGCCTGTTAGCTCTCGGACAGTCTACATCTCGGTTGAAGATAGGACTGTCATGATTTATTATGAAGATAGAACGGTAACACCGTTTTATGAAGATCGTACATATGTAGTTAAAACAACTTAAGAAGGAGACTTATTATGGCACGTGGAGATTTTACTTTATTTGAAGAATTTGCAGAGAATATTGGCAGTGGGGATCATACACTGGACTCAGATGTTCTGAAGCTCGGGCTTGTGGATGACACTATTACGCCAACTGCTGCTGATACTACACCAACCTGGAGTGATTATTCAACTAACGAGGTTGCTACTACTGGTGGGTATACAGCTAATGGAGAGACACTGACAACGGTCAGTTTTACTGAGACTGATGGAACTGCAACTCTGGATGCTGATAATGTGTCGCTGGATCAGGATGCTTCTGGATTTACTGATGCGTACTGGGGAATTCTGTACAACTCTACGAATGCTTCTGGTGCTGCGATTGGCTTTGTAGATCTTGGCGGGCCGGTATCGGAGCAGGCTGGGCCTGTTGCTATTAACTGGAATGCAAGTGGGATACTTACTGTAACTGTTAGCTAAAGGAGTTCAGTATGGCTGTTGCAAAGTATGCTAAAGATCCAGATGCTACATTGGACTACTCAATTGATTGGTCCGACTGGCTGGATGGAGACACGATTAGTAGTATGACCTATGTGGCAGATACTGGCATTACTGTTGAGACTGCTAGAAACACTGAGACTGATACAGTGTCTACGCTGTGGGTTAGTGGTGGGACTGTAGGTAATCAGTATGATATCGTATGTCGGGTGACAACTGCTGCAGGCAGGATTGATGATCGGACAGTACGCTTCATTATTAAGGAAAAGTAACTGTGGTTAATATGCACTTTGATAAATATGATACAGACCTGCAGGAGTTGCTTATACAATGTATGGGTAGCTTGAGGCTCTTTTGCAAAACTTTCTTTCCAGAAGAGTTTGAGAGTCCGTTCTCTGTATTGCATGACAGGATCTTTAAAGTTCTCGAAGGGCCGGGTTACCGAAAGGCATTGGCAGCTCCCAGGGGAGTTGGTAAGACTACGCTGATTAAGGCAAGGGTTGCGAAAGCTATCTTGTTTCGGGAAGTATCATTTATTATTTATCTCAGTAACTCAGAGGGGGCTGCTGAGATGCAGACTGAGCATATTAAACGTATGCTGCAGGGAAACGAGACTATTACGAAACTTTTTGGCGATGTGAAGTTCTCCCAGAGGGGTGTGAAGGACTCATTTAGTAAGAAAGCCTGGGTTGCGTTCGGTGACGTGTTTGTCCTGCCCAGGGGTGCTGGACAGCAGGTTAGAGGGTTAAACTGGATGGGAAAGAGACCAGGCCTAATTGTGGTAGATGACTTGGAGAATACTGACAACATTCGGTCTGAAGACCAAAGGAAGAGGCTTAAACAATGGTTTTACTCAGACCTTATGAAGACAGAATCCAGGTATGGTACACCGGCTGAGTTCGATTATATTGATACTATCAAGCATGAGGATGCACTTCTGCAGAACCTTATAGATGCAGAGGATTGGATCTCTGATGTGATTAGCATTTGTGATGAGGAGTTCAATACTTATGATCCAAACTATATGACCACTGAGGAGATCAAACAGTCGTATGCTGAGCATAAGGCTGCTGGTGAGTCTGACTTATTCTATATGGAATATATGAATATACCGATCTCGCTGAAGGATGCTACGTTTAAGCCTGAGTATTTTAAGTATTTTGAAGAGTCTGGTGGCCGTCTTCTGTTGTTTCACGATGTGAACACGCTTGGGATGGAGGGCCAGAGTCAGGAGCCTACCCAGACTATGATTAGGGCTAAGGATCTGGTGACAGTCGTCATTGGGGATCCTGCCAAGACAGCGAATATGACCTCGGCTGACTCTGCTGTAATTGTGGTGTCAATAGATCGGAAGAGCCAGAAGATTTTTGTCAGAGACACTCTTAGTGGGAAGATTACTCCTGATGTGTTCTACGATTGGTTGTTCAGCTCTGTGTTGTTGTATGATGCTCGGGTGTTGGCAGTAGAGGTTACAGGCCTAAATAATTTTATCTCTCAACCGATAGAAAATGAGATGCATGTTAGGGGAATCTTTCCAACCTTTTTGCAGCTTCATGCTAAGGGGGATAAAGACCTGAGGATTAGCTCCATAGCAGTGAATTATCGGCTGGGTTATATGTATCATAATAAGAATGTTTGCACAAAATTGGAGAACCAGCTTATTTGGCATCCAAAGAGTAAGTTGAAAGATTTGGCTGATGCACTAAGTTATATCAATGTAATTATGGAAGAGCATCATATGTTGTTTGATCCGAATGATGATGAGACTGAGGATGAGTTCAATGAGTTGGAGCTTGAGAATGAAGAACCGCTTGATAACTGGCGAGTAGCCTAAAGAGGAAGGATAGACTATGCCTGCGATTATACAGGGAAAAAATAGAGGCTCACAAAATATGAGCGAAGTGCACTCAAAGGACTATCAGTATGATTATGGTGACTTAGATCTCAAGCCAGGTAGTGAGCTTCATGATGTAACAGTTACGAGGCTTATGGAGTATGTGTATGAGTCTGCCAGTATTATGCAAACTCGTCATGGGAGTTGGAACAATATTGATCAGTTGTTAACTGGATATAAGCTGGCTGATGATGAAGAGTATGAGGTTGTTAGTAATGATCCAAGGAAGCCAGTCTCAATCGTGTTTCCTTACTCCTATGCTATTATGGAAACATTACTTAGTTATATGATGACTGCGTTCTTCCAAGATCCTATGTTCCGCTATGAGGGGTATAGTCCTGAGGATGTCATGGGGTCAATACTACTAGAGAAGGTTGTTAACCTACATTGTGTGAAGCACAAAGTTATGCTAAATATCCATACAATGTTTCGTGACTGCTTTGCTTATGGGATTGGGCCAGCAGCTCCGATATGGAAATCTAATAAAAACTTCTCAGGCAATGCTCTGGTAAACATTGATCCCTATCGCTACCTACCTGATCCTAATGTATCTGCGACGGGCATTCAAGATGGGTTGTTTGTTGGCTGGGTGCAGACTACCAATTATTTGGATCTCCTAACAGAGGAGGGGATGAAGGACTCTGATCTGTTCAACGTAAAGTATTTGAAACACCTACAGCATGGAAAATCTAGTGTGTTTGGGCTGGATGATAGTGACAGGAATAGCATGACTGGGGCAGCAAAGTCTCACCATGATGACATACTTGGTGTTGATATCATTCCGCTGTATGTTAAGATCATTCCGAGTGATTGGAATCTTGGAAGTTCTGACAGACCTGAGAAGTGGTTCTTCCAGGTGGCTGGTGACAGTTTGTTGATTAGTGCTCGGAAAGCTGGATTTGATCATGACAAGTTTCCAGCTGTTGTAGCTGCCCCAGATTATGATGGCTATAGTGCTACGCCGTTGGGCAGACTTGAGATTCTATCTGGCCTGCAGGGGGTGCTTGACTGGTTGTTCAACTCACATATTGCGAATGTCCGAAAGGCTTTGAATGATATGTTGATCTATGATCCCTATCTTGTTAACTCAAAAGACTTAGAGGATCCTAAACCTGGTAAGCTTATCAGGATGAGGCGACCTGCTTGGGGACAGGGTAAGATCAAAGAGTCTATTCATCAGCTTGCAATCCATGATGTGACTCAGCAGAATATTGCAGATTCTAACTGGATTGTGCAATGGATGCAGAAGATTGGGGCTACTGATGATGCTGCAATGGGGTCACTACGGCAGGGCGGGCCAGAGCGGTTGACAGCCCAGGAGTTCAAGGGAACTGCTGGTGGGGCGATTAGCAGACTGGAGCGTATTGCTAAGATTGTTGGCCTCCAGGCTATGCAAGAAATAGGTGAGTTCTTTGGCGCACATACGCAGGAAATGATAACTGATGCTATGTATGTTAAAGTACATGGTGACTGGGTTGATGTTCTCTTGGATGAATATGGACCATCTATCAGCAGAGGACGGATGAAAGTTAGTCCGAGAGATCTGAATGTTATGTACGATGTTATTGTACGTGATGGATCAGTGCCTGGAAGTAACTTTTCTGATGTATGGATCAGGATGTTTGATGTCCTGAGTCAGCATCCAGAACTAAGTCAGAAGTTTGATATTGTGCAGATCTTCAAGCATATTGCCAGGAACTCAGGTGTGAAGAATGTGAATGACTTTATCAGGCGTGGTGGTGGGCAGGTCAATGCACAGGTTATGCCTGATGAGCAAGTACAGCAACAGGCTGCTGCTGGTAATCTTGTGCCGATGGGAGGAGGTCAGTGATGGATGATAAGTATGGAGCAGGCCAGGTTGAGATACACAGCTTACCTGAGGATATTCAGAGTTTTATGGGAAGCAAACTCTATCAAGATTTACTAAATGAGTTGGATATCCGAATCATGCAGATAACAACACTATTAGATGACGTAGAACTTAAGTATACTGGCAGACAGTATGATATGTTTCGAGGGGCGAAACAGAACATGCAATTTATGAAAACACTTTTCCCTGATATGTTAGCTAATAAGAAAGCTGATCTGGGACTGGAAGAGGAGGATTAGAATGTTTATTACACAGGCAGGTTTTGACAGACGTATGTTGTTAGTAAATTCAGCTGATGGGTCAGGAGACTCTGATGACGGTTTTGGAGACTTTGTTGATTCCCTTGGTGGAGGTTCAAGCAGTTCTAAGGAACAGCCTGATGATCAGGTTGATGAGCTGGAAAGTGAAGAAACTGAGGAAATAGATGAGGACTCTGATGATGAGGACTCTGATGAGCCAGCTGATGACGATGCTCCTGCTGACCCTCGGGATCAGATGCTTAAGCAGCAGCAGGAAATTATTGACAAGCTGATGGACAAAGTTGAGAAACTTGGGCAGAAAGAGGAGACTCCAGCTGAGGAGCCTGTTGACCTTGATCCATTTGAATCTAATGAGTTCAAGGATATGGCTGAGGTGATGAACTGGGATGCAGATGAAGCTGCTGCATTCAAGACGTTCTTTAATAAATATATGACACACAATGCAGAGCGTCTTACTTCTCAGCTGATGAAGACTGTTCCTGAGAAAGTAAGCTCAAGTGTGTCACAGCAACAGAAGATACAAGCGACTCGGGATAAGTTCTATAGTGATAATCCTGAACTTGCTGGTGTAAAGCCCTTTGTTGCGGAGTTGGCAAAGAGTGTAGCTGCAGAGCTTGGCGAGGGCGTGGAGCTTGAAGCTATTTTGGACGAGGTTGGGAAGCGTGCTTATAAAGTGCTTGGCCTGACTAAAATGAAACAACCTGCTAAGGATAAGAAGAAACCTGCTTTTGCTGGTGCTAAGGGGGCGAGACAGAAAAAGGCTGGTGTTGATCCGAAGCAGAAGGAAATCGATGCTGTAATTGGAATACTGTAACTATTAGGAAGGAGACTACTTATGTCTGGTGAAGGAAGGTTTATTGATAACCTCATGAATGAGGATTGTATTGTTAAGGGCACTGTGCAGGGGGAGACGCTGAAAGCCTCTGGCGGCAGTGCACATTATATGCGGCTGGACTTTGATGCTCACCCCATTTATATGGGGAAGAAGACTGCGTTTGCTGCCCCAACTGGGGCTACTGGTGACGAGAATGTGATGATGCTGCCGGAAGGTATTCTTGAGTGGCATGTACTCGGTACTCAGACTATTCTGGCTCCAGAGCCTGTGGCTACTGGGTTGAATGTCAGTATGGATGCAGTAGATAATGATGGTGCTGAGTTCTGTCCTGGGATTCTGGCCGGTAATCGATGCGCATTTACTGTTGGGGATGATCCTGCATTCTATGCTCGGATGAAGTTCTCAATAGCTGATGTTGGTGATACTGATGACTGTGCTTTTGGATTCCGGAAGGTTGAAGCATACCAGGCTGATATTGATGACTATGATGAGATGGCAGCTCTGAATGTTATCTCAGGTGATATCAAGATTGAGACTATTCTGAACAATGCGACTACTGTTACTACTGACACGACTGATAATTGGGCTGACGGTGAGACGCATGAGCTGGCTGTGTATGTGGATGCTGATGGTGTTGTGACCTATGAGATTGATGGGGCTCCGCCCAGCACTACTGCTGAGTTTACTTTTGATGATGGGGAAGTGGTAGTACCATTCTTCTATTTCCTCCATGCTGCTGCTTCTACTGCTGGCATCATCTTTCAAGAGTTTGAGTGTGGCCTGCAATAGGATGACTAACTAAGGAGGACTAACATATGTCTTTTCAAGGAAAATTTCTTACGAGGGCTCTTGATAGTATCCGGCTGAGTGGGACAGTTGTGGGTAACGCTGTTGCTGGTACAACAGATGATATTAGAGTACTGATTTATGATGGCTCTGATAATGTGTTGCTTGCTACTGGTACTGATGTACCTACAGATGACACGGCTGGATATGCTAAGGGGTGCTTGTTCATTGACACGAATGTTACAGCTGGGACGACTGGCCTGTATGTGAATGTTGGTGATACTGACGATTGTGATTTTGATGCTGTAAGTAATGCGTAATAGTCCGATTGGACAATAAGGAGATATGATAATGACTACTTTTTTTGGCATGAGAGGGACGAACGATTGGGCTGATGGACAGAGACCTAAAAACTGGAGAGAGGCAATTCTGTATCTGTGGCCGAATGGGAAAGCACCGCTGACAGCTATGCTCAGCAAAGCTAAGACTGAAGCCACAAATGATCCGGAATTCTACTGGTGGACCAAAACCTTTGGGGTAAGGGGTGGAGCTGTTACTGGTGTCTATACTGATAGTGCTCTGGGCAGTGCTTATGCCAGTGGAGCTACTGCTGGTACAGTTCTGTATGTAAAGATGGCTGCAGCTACTGTAGCTGAAATTCGGGAAGGTCATCAGGTTACCCTGCGTGATGCGAGTGATCTTACTGTGGATGTTGTGGCAAAGGTGACTGATAGGGTGTCCGATGGAGCGAGTTCTTATGTCCAGGTTGTGCTGCTTGAAGATGATGATAATAGCACAAGTAATGATTTGAGTGACTGTGATCGGATTCTTGTAAGTGGGAATATGAACTCTGAAGGTGCTGGTATGCCAGATGCGATCAGTCGTAACCCTGTGAAGTGGTACAACTATACACAGGAACCCACGGCAAACCTGGACCACGACACGGCCATGGGGATCCTCAGGCTTATGAAGAACTGAAGAGGGAAATCCTTGAAGATCACTCGGTTGAAATGGAACAGGCGTTCCTCTGGGGTGTACCCTCTGAGAGAACTGGTACCAATGGGAAGCCAGAACGCACCACGATGGGCCTGATTCCTGCAATTAGGGGTGGTTATGATGGGCATGGTGGTACAGCTGGGACAGTGTCCAACTATGTGACTGAGTCTGATTGGAGTGGCAAGACCTGGCTGCAGGGTGGAGAAGATTGGTTGGATACACAGCTTGAGACTGTGTTCCGTTATGGGTCTGCCAGCAAGTTGGCACTGTGTGGCTCTGGTGCTCTGATGGCTATTAATAAGCTGGTCAAGAATGGTGGAGATTACTCGTTTGTGCCCAGTGCTGGTCCTTATGGAATCAACATTGTGAAGTGGGTTACTGCTATGGGAGAGATCAACTTTATGACACATCCGCTGTTTATCGGCCTATTAAGGATCGGGACACGAAGTTTATTGGGGAAGGCCTGGGCAGTACCAATACTGGTTGGACCAGACGTGATGCAATCAAGGAAGAGTATTTGACTGAGGCTGGCCTTGAGTATCATCATCCGATTGGATGGGCCTATCTGTCTGGTTTTGGTTCTAATAATACTGCATAGTCCAGGTGCGTAGCATCTACTGGTGTTTTACACGGTGAACACGCTCTGGAGGATTAGGATCCTCTGGTCCTCCAGAGCGACTTTATATGGAGAGCAAAGATGAATCTGTTACAACTAAGAACTAAAGCAGTACAGCTTTCTGGCCGTTATGACTTAGTGGTGGATAGCACAGACTGGGATGATAATGGGATGGATTTTTATATCAACTCAGGGGTTCGGATGCTTGAGCGGTTGGCAGCCTTGCATGAGACTAAAGCTCGTCTTTGGTACAACTTACCAGTTGGAGAATATTCTCTGGAGTTTCAGCACAATTGTAGGGTAGTGCACACAGTATGGGCCAGCAATACAGAAAGTCGGTGGCAGTTAACTAAGTTGTCCAATGATGATTTCTTTGCCGAATATAGTGATGCTACCAGCCAGACGGATAACGGCACTTTGGAACACTTCACAATAGTTCCACTCAGGGCTCTGGAAACTACTGACCAGAACTCTCTTGGAACCTTCCTTAATGCTTCCCACTTAGAAACTGATAAGAAGTATGATTATTATGGAATCTTACTCGGGCCTCCGACTGATGAGGAATGTACTATAACTGTCAGTGGGCTGTTCAAGTCTGTTGAGCTCTCTGCTAATGGGGATGAATCATTCTGGACTATTCAAGAACCTGATCTTACGCTCAGAGCTGCTTTATATCAACTTGAAATTTTTAGTCGTGGTACTGAAGATGCAAAGAATTGGCTCAGTGCAATACAGGCTGATGTCCTGCAGATAAATTTCGATATTGCTGAGGAAGAATCTTATACTATCACCCAATTGAAGGGATAATGAAATGGAACTTTCTGATAAACAGTTGAGTGATCTTACTGATATGGTGTTGGAAAAAGCATTGCTTAGACTGCCTGAAATTGTTGGTACACTAATGCAGAATCACGCTACTAATTTTAAGCTTGTTAAAGAGTTCTATGACAAGCATCCGGAGTTGAAGAAGCATCGTGCTGTTGTTGCAGCTGCGATTGAACATACAGAGATGAATAACCCAGGTAAGCGGTATGAGGAAATCCTGGAGTTTGCACTACCTGAGATTGAGCGTAGACTTAGTGTGCAGAAGAAACTAAGTTTTGACAAACCAGAGGGGAAGTTAAATCTGGAGTTTAATACAACTTCTAATGGTGCCTTATGAGCTTTGAAGCCCTAAGAAATGGAAAGTTTACACAGACGTGGCAAACCTCAGATCTTATGAGAGGTCTGAGGAAGGATAGTGCAACTTCCAGGGATTCTTATGAGATGAGTGATTTGTCTGGCCTGGTTGGGTTTGATGGAGCATTCAAAGCGATTCCAGGCACTACTGTGAAAGCGGACTTGGATGGGAGTAGTCCTACTTTTCCTTTCCCACAGGTGTTTGTCCTATCGAGGCTGTTGTTGTACTGTACTAGTACTAAAATCTATGAGATGTCTCCTGCTGATTATAGCTTGACGTTGGTGCATACTGTAGTTGCTGGCAGTGCTTGGAAGGTAGTTGACTTTTTTGAGTACCTGTATATGTCGAATGGAGCACTGGCTGTTGTACGGAGTGCTGCAGGGGTTTGGTCTACTAGTAGTGATTTGCCAACTGCTTATGCTATGTGCAATTATAATGGACAGGTGCTGGTTGGAGGGATTGTCTGATGGTTGACTGGACTGACTACAAGGGACTGACACCTTGGAGTGCTGAACACAGAGATAAGTTGTTCTATAATATTGGTAGTGAGACTGCATCCTTTCTTAATCCAACATGGTCTGTTGAAGACTTTACTGGGGTGCCTGATCCTGATACTCATCGACCTTGTGGTTATTGGTGGAAAGAGCCTGCTTATAGTCCTGGACCTCCAGAGCCAACATTCAGTGATCCTGATTATGTATCTGGTGGTGCTGTAGATGTGTGCTGGTTTGATGATGGTAGTGCGCTTGGTTTATTTTATCGTATTGATATCTGGAATAGTAATGTAACGGTTAGTGCTGATGGTGGAGAGACTTGGTCAACCAGCTTGCATTGGATAAATGATACTGGAATTAATGCAGGTTATGGAAGAGGTATTAGTGTTATAAATAATACTGTTTATGCACTGTCTGGTGCGGCTGTAGCAAAGCTTGATGGTAGTATATGGACTGTTGTATTTGAATATTCTGTTACAGGTCAATATCCTGATACTATAGCTTACCATGCTGGTATATATATACTTGCAACATATAAAAGTGGTGGATTATCAAAGTTGTACTTATCTACTGATGGAGAAACTTTTACATTTCAACAGAATATATCTTTATATACTTACTACCCTGGCAATATATATTACAATGGAAAGCATTACTTATTTGGAAGAAATTACAATCATGCTTGGGTATCTGATGATTTAATTACTTGGACTGTTTATGATACATCAGGAGGCCCTTTTAATTTAATTACAAGTGCGCGAGGAGAATGTTATATTGGGCCTAAAGGTTTATTATACTACTCACAGTGTACATTTAATGGTAGTATATGGTCTTCAATGCCACAAGCATTTACTTATGGAGATTATAAAGCTACAATAGGAATTATAACTACTATAGGAGAGACCATGTCGTATTCGTTTAGTGGCAGCGACTGGACACTTGTTGTTGATACAAAGAATAATCCTTATGGTATTAGGAGACAGAACCTGTATGGTTGTTGTATAGGCAGAGATCGATGGATGGCAGTTGGACAATATGGAACAATTTTCCAAGCAGTAACAACTTTGTAAGGAGAACTATTATGGCGACAGAAGTAGGTAACAATGCAAGATTGGCTTTGGGTGCTGGAGCTATTGACTTCACAAGTGATTCATTCAAGATTATTTTGATGGACACTGGGTTTACCTTTGACGAGGACACTCATGAAGGGTATGCTGATGTTAGTGCAAGTGAGTTGGCTGAGCTGAATGGTTATGTGCAGGATACTAAGACGCTGTCTGGTGTAGCCCTTAGTGTAGATACTACGACAGACCGACTGGAGGTTACTTGGAGCAATCCGAGTTGGACTGCCTCTGGTGGGTCTATAGGACCAGCTGCTGGAGCAATCATATATGATGATGATGTGACAGCTGCACTGGGTCATGCTGATGTGGTAGCAGACGTGATTATTGGTTACATCGATTTTGGGTCTGACATAACTCAGGCTGCTGGTGGTACATTCACTATCCAGAACATTAAGGTCACTATCTAAAAGGTAGGTGATTCATGTCAACTACACTTATAGCAAGTCCTCTTGAGTTTAGCCTAACATTGGCGGGTAGTCCGAGTGTTGCGGTTATAGAGACTGATCCATCCCTCAACACTTATTTTAATTGTAACTGGACGGATGTAGATGGAGAACCAGAGCTTGGTTGGCTGAAGTTTGGCTTCACACTTGAAGGGGAGCTTGCTGATACGTACTTTTCTGCAAGTGAGTTGCCATTCGCATTTGGTCTGTCAGCTACTTATGGTGTTGGCCAGGTTGTTAGTGCATCAGAGCTGGCATTTGCCTTTGGATTGGGGGGTGATGCTACTACGCTTGAAATCCAGTCTGCTTGGGTGTACTGGAGTGATATTGGCAACTTGGATTTTACCATTGATAGATCTAATGTTGCTGGTAAGATGCCACTGGACAATGCTGGGTTTGTCTATGACTTGTTGAAGTTACAGAATAGTGTGATTGCCTACTGCGCTAATGGGATTGTGCAACTGGTACCGCGTGACATTGCCTGGGGACAAGCCCCCATTAGTAGGATTGGTACAGCTGGTAGGTTTGCTCAGACTGGTGATGACAAGCAGCATTGGTTCATAGATAGGAATGGTGTGCTATGGCATATGACTAATGAGGGTCCAAGTTACCTGGGGTATTCAGAGTTCTTTAGTGTTATGACTGACCCTGTTATTAGTTGGGATCAGGATAATGACCTGCTGTACGTTTGTGATGGAACTTATGGGTATGTGTACTCAGTTAAGTATAGCAGCCTGGCTAAAGGACCAACAAATGTTAGTGGTGTCAGCTCGTTTGGTGGCAGCACATTTTTGTATGCTCCAGATACTGTTACTATCCCAGCAGGTGGCTTTAGCACATCTCTGATGGACTTTGGTACTCGGAAGGAAAAGACAATATTTAATCTAGAAATAGGTTGTGATCTGAGTAGCTCTGTAGAGGCAAAGATTAGCTATAGGACACACATGGATGTTGTTATGGTTGATACTCCTACTGTGCAGTTCACTCCAAGAGGTATAGCTTATCTTCCCTGTTATGGGATTGAGTTTATGTTCCACCTGGATGTGACAACTCAGGAGGATTTTCACTTAGACTGGTTCAAGGTAAACGGGGTTATTCATGGGTTCAGTTTTCTGGACACTGTAAGGAAGGAGCGATAAGATGCTGATTCACATACCACCTACACAGGTTGCAGATTACTGGGATGTTATAAAGAAGGCTTGTCTGGAAGCAGATCAGGTTGCAGCCGAGCACACTGTTGTGTATTGTAATAACTTGTTACAGGACCTACTTAGTGGAAAGCGGCATTGTTTGTTCTACATGATTGATAGTGCTATCCAAGTAGTGTTGGTCTACTATATCAAGAGTGATGCGTTGACTGGGGTTGTTACAATGACTGTGGCAAACCTATACAGCTTTGTACATAAGACTGATGAGGAGTGGCAAGATGTGGTGGAACGCCTTAAGTTGATTGCAAAGTCCTGGAAGTGTACTAAGATCTGTGGTGAGACAATCCATCCAAGGATAGAAGAATTCTTTAAGAAATACTATAATGCTGTTGAACGTAAGCTACTTACTTTTGACATATAGGAGGTTATTATGGGTAGTGGTGGTGGCGGTGGTGGTGGTAGTGACACCCAGACAACATTTGTTAGGTTTGCTCCATACCTTGAGACACAACATAAGGATTTGTTACTTACCTCGGAAGCACAACTCACAGCGCTTATTAATGATGATCCGTATGAGAGTATAGCAGCTGATCCTATCAATTATGATGATGGGATATTTGGGGCTGGTTATGATGTGTCAAGCTTCCCAAGTTTGTATGACATGTTCGGGAAGTTTATGGCTGGGATGGACATAGAAGCACTCTGGTTACAGGTCCTAAGTGTTGTGGTTGATAATGATATTGTTGATGAATCATCTAAGGCACATAAAGCTCTTTTGGATGATGAGCTTGAGTCTAATATCCTACCAAGATATCAGGTCGGTATGAGAGATATCAACTCCGTGATATCGAGTACCTTCGTTATGGGGAAGAGCCTATTGGAGGAAGCAACTGTCAAGCAGTTGGCGCAGTATGATGCTGATATGCGGATAAAGCTTGTGCCTGTTGCAGCAGAGGTGTTTGGCAAACATATGGCTTGGAACCAGGGAGTTGTTAGCTCTTACATAGAAGTTATGAAACTGGCATTTTTGATTCAAAGTGATGCACGGGCAGCAAATACTACTGATGCTGTGAAGAGTAAGCTATGGCCCTATACTGTTGTGAACTACCACAGGGATGTGGTTAGTGCTTTGAATGGTCCTCGTAGTGAGAGTACAGAAACTGCAGGGGGTCCATCCAAGGCACAGAGTGCCCTGAGCGGGGCTATGGGTGGAGCTGCTCTGGGAGCAAGTATAAGTGGAGGTAACCCGATTGGGGCTGCTGTTGGTGGTGTTGCTGGTTTGGCTGCAAGCTTTTTTTAATATAACAATAGGAGATATATGACATGGCTATGAACTTTGATTTTTTAGGTTTAGGAAATCAGGCTGGGATGGGTGCAGACCAGATGGTGCAGGCTAAGGAGTTTACTCAGCCTGGTGATGTTATGAATGAACCAAGTCGGTTGCAATCCTTCTTTGCTAACCCGGAAAACATTCGAACTATGGGAGAGCTTGCTAAGTTACTTGATCCAGAAGGTGTTGGCGGAGCGATGGGGCAGACTGCTGCAGATAGAACACAGAGAACTCAAATGGCTGCTGCTGGGGAGAAGGCTGGAGGGCAGCAGCAAAACGCAGTACAAGCTCTTTTGCAGGCCCTTGCTGGTGATCCAACAAAGTTAGTTGGCCCACCTGAGGATACTACCACAGCTAACAAGTTGACCTTTGATAGTAAGGGTATCCATGCAGATCTACCGATGCCTACACTTGGACAGTCTATCCAGGAGAGAGAAGGATTCACTTTTGACTCCCCGGCCTTGGAGAGCCTCAAGCAAGTGAAAGCCCCCTCAAATTTTTAGGTGGTCAGGAGCAGCAAACCTCCACAGCTCCTGACCAAAAACGAGTGGAGGCTCCACAAAGAGTAGAACAATCCCAGTTGGCCCAGCTTGCAGCAGTACAGTTGCCTGGAGCTTTCACGGCAGCAGACTTTGCAGGTCTGGACGGTGAGGATATCCGGGCCATGTTACAGTTGCAGCAGCAAGGGAATCAACAGGCTATGGAGCTGGTGAACACGGTTATGTTAGAGATTGTGAACAAGAGACATCTGGCAGCAACTGCAAAGAATGCAAAAGAACATAGACAGCATGAGATAGATATGCTGATGAAACAGAATGAACTTTCAGAACGCTTACAAGAGCGTAAATGGAAGCATGAGGCTGGTGTTACTGCTGAGACTCGGAAATACAATAGAGAGTTACTTGCAGATGAACGGGAGTATAAAGAAGCTGTTGATAAACGTGCCTGGTTACGTGGAGCAGATGAGCGCGCCAGACAAGCTGAGTTGCATATGCTGGATAGCATGGGTAAAACACTTGATGTTAGAACAGCGGCATTGGA